TACCACTTCTTGACATCGCCAGTGTCCAAATCTTCTGCGACAATACAATGTATTATCGTAGCGTCAATGTCATCTGTTTCAATGTCTAGTGCTACTCTCAAAGGAAATCCTCCATTTCTGTTTCGTTATCAACTTTCTCAAATGGGTTGTCAATTTCAGACATCCTACCAGTTTTCTTATCATATAGCAAGTAGGTTGCTACACCTGTCTCACCAGCATAACGATTCTTTAGAACACGTACTGTGGTGGTGTTGGCTTGTGTAACATCCTTTGCCTGTTGGTCACGCTCAAGTGCAATAACTGCATCACTAATCTGTGCAATGCTATGTGAGCCACGTAGATGGTTAAGAGAAATCTCTTTACCTTCTTCCTGCCCCTTATCACCTGATGCCCTACGCAAGTGAGACACAAGTAACATAGCACACTGTGTTTCTTCCACCAGACTACGAAGCTTAGTCATAAGCTGGTCAATGTTACGCCGTTCATCTGCACCTTCTAAACCTGAGACAAGGATAGATAGGTGGTCAATCAGAATGAACTTACAGTCAAGAGCCTTGACCATGTAACGTACACGGCTTAGTATTTCATCCGTAGTCATTGACCCGAAGTGGTCAAAGGCAAAGAACCTGCGAGTTCCAATGGTCTTATCCTCAATAGCTTTGAGTTGTTCCATCGTGTAGTTCTTTCGTATCTCATCAATGTAGATACGGTCATTAGCTTCAACAGACATGAGATGGAAAGCAGTCTGTGTGATGTTCTCTTCAAGAGAAAAGACACCAACATTGTGTTGGGTCTGGGTAAGTAAGTGATGCATAAGTTCACGCATCAGGCTGGACTTACCTGCACCAGTACCTGCTGTCAGTGTAACTAACTCACCAGTACGCATACCAAACAGCTTCTCATTAAGACCTACATAAGGATACAATACTGTTTCCTTATTGTTCTCAGCATACATACGCTCAGTAATGTCGGCAAGGTTGAAGATACCTGCTGGTGTGTACTGTCTAGCATTCCACCATGCACGATTGAACTCTTCACGCTTGTTAAACTTTAGATACTCATTGGCATCCTTGTACTCCATGTCCATAATCTTACAGCGATTAGGTTCAAAGAGTTGAGCAACTGCGTTGGCTGCTTTCTTACCATGCTCGTCATTGTCAAAACATATTACGATTGTTTCAAATTGATTGAGGTAATCGTAATTTTGTTTCACATCTTTTAGTGCAGAGGCCGCACCATTCTTGATGGAAACTGAAGGCCACTTGGAACCCATCAGTTCGTATGCCGCCATAGCATCAAGTTCACCTTCACATATTGTAATAAACTTACCAGCCTGTTGAAAGTTCTTCTGACCAAACAGAGTACCTGATGGCAGTTGACCCTCTGCATTGAACCCCTTGGTTGCTACATGGCGAACCTTGTTGGCGACATGGGAACCAGAGGCATCATGGTATGGGTAGATATGTTTAGTAATATTACCACTAGCATCACGCTGTGATTGTACACCAAAGAAGCGGCAGGTTTCCTGACTGATTGAACGGTCAGTCAAGGCAGTCAACTCACCAGTAGAGAAGTGAGTTTGTACTACACCTTGAATAGGTGCTGGTCTAATTGGTTGTGAATTATGCATATGGTCATCCCCTTTCTTTGTGTATGTATTACATGAGAAACAATACTTATGACCATCGTCATAAAGTATGTTGGCATCGGATGAGCCGCAGGAATTACATTCTCCACGGCCTATCTCTTTTGATTGCTGGTAATCCATCTGCATGACATCTCCTTCTGATTAACGATAATAGTATAAGGCAAGTACCTCTCCTTTGTCAAGGACGTACAGCATCCGGTCAGTCTGCTTTGTCTCAAAGCCTATGGCTCTGGCAAGTCTAGCCCTGTCCTGCATCCATTCAGATACATCATCTGTTGTCTCAAAGTTATAAGGAAACTTGCCTGATATTTCAAGCCTTATCTGTTTCATCTCTTATCCCCCGAACCTTTAATGGTTCCATTAACCTGACGTTCTGCCAGTTTATGGATATTATTTCTAGCAACCTGCTCTAGTGTTGTGTCCAACACTTGTGCCATTGCTGCGACATACCACAAGACATCTCCAAGTTCATCTCGCAAGTCATTAATTTTTTCAGACAACTCCTCAACATCATACCCATCGCGGATAAACTTCTTAACCTTGTTTGCAATTTCACCTGCCTCACCTGCAAGGCCAAGGGAAGTGTATGCATAGCCATCACGCTCTGGGAAGATAGCAGTTTTCATAGCTAGGTTTTGATAATCATTTAGTTCCATCTGTAAGTTCTCCTTTTGTTATCCAACGATTTGCAATCAATCGGGCATAATCCAGTAAATCAGTGACGTGTTTGCCTACAATCTTACCATCTTTAGCTAGTAAGATTTCGTATGAATATCTCCACATACTAAGCTTCTCACTTACAATTGATATAGTGGCTTCCCTGTCCTCATTACCTGAGTATTCTTCTATAAGTTCAGGTGTCATCTCTATCTTCCATACTTGCTAGGTTAAAGGCAAAGCCTTCGCTATCAGAATAAATTTCATCTGATTCCTCAGAGGCTAGTTTCTTAGCCTCTTTAAAATCATAGCCCTCATCCAGATACTGCTGGTACAGTTCTCTGAACAGACGCTTCTTATCTTTTTCCCACAAGTTTTGCATACTAAAACTCCTTTCTATATGTAGTCAGGCTCATCGCTATTCACTTCACCAAAGTCTTTCCACTCCTGTTCCCAAGAGGGCTGACCATCACCATCATCGAAGTGATTATGATACTCAGTTAGAAATTCATTTATTTCCTGTATATCCAGCATATGAGCAGGACAACCAGCACAATCTTCAACAAGAGATAACTCAACATCTGTAACCTCCGAATGGTCTGTGTAATTAAACTTCTTTTCCATGTTTAATTCCCTTTCTTTCTGCCTCATATATTCTTCATGTCTAAGCATTTTTAATATACCTCTTAGGTTTTGTCAAGGGGTATGTACCCATTTGTTTATTTATCATGCCAACTATTTCATCGTATGATTCCTCAACAGTAAACCCGCCGTTGTTGTTCATACCATTTTGAATGGTGGTTTTCTTACTGTCCTGATAGACAGCCCAGACATCTCCAACAAGAAATAGTTTGCCACCATATTTGCTAGTCAGTTCAAGCTTTATCATAATCATCTCCTTCTTCACGTTCATATAGGTCATCTACATCTATGCCATCACAAATATATGAGTAGTCATAGTTGGGTATGTTAAACAGTTTGATACTACCATCCTCATTACGAATGTAATCATCGGCTTCAACATCCACTACAGCTACCGACATATCCCAAACAGTTATACCATATGTTTTATCAGGGTCAAACATCCTCGTCCTCCTTCTGAATTTCTTCCCACATTTCAACAAGTTCACAGGTATTAAACTCTCCACCTGTCAGAGACTTCCACTCCTTCATGGCTTCCATCTCTGCAACCTCAACGCTGGGTGCTTCTACTGCTATGTGTCTCACAACAGTACCAAGAACCATACAATGGTATGTACTACTCATTCATATTCTCCTTGTATGTGTTGATATAATCTCTTGTTAGTTCAGGGTCACCACTAATTTTGTGTAAGTGTTTCCATGAATCATTTATATTTTTTCCATTGCTTTGATATATTGCTTCCATCTCATCGTGAAGTCTTCGGTATGCTAACTTTGATGTTGCATCTTCTTTCCACAATTCTTGTGCGGCTTTGTGTTTCATATATGCCACCATACTACTACATTTTTTAACCTCAAGATTTATCTGAATACTAACTGTCTCATAACCATAAGAATCAAAGGCATCTTCATCGCATTCATCTGAAAGAATATCAAATGACCATTGTCCATAAGGAACAGAATGGTCAAGAAAATCTCTAAGTTCTTGGAAATCTATATGGTCTATGTTTCCTGTCTGTGCATCATGCTCATTTCTAACAGTGCTTCTTTTTATTTCATCGGTTCGTCCATCTAAAACGATTGTCATATATTTAGTCATAGCTTGTCCTTCCATGTTAAGTAAAGAAACAACGCCATCAGTATAGCGTATAACATTAAGACACCAGACACAAAGTAATCCTCTGTGTCCAGTACTGGTATTTGATTATACATACATAACAATGTATTACAATCGGTAATCATTTGATTACTCCAAGAACCCAATTCTCTGCACAGTCTTCAGCATATTGCTCACTGTGTCCAGTGATGTTGCGTTCCTCTATGATTGCTGCGTCCTGTATCATAATTACAGTGTAAGAACCATCAGTCTCCTTAAAGACTGAGGCTTTACGATAGGCTCCATCACCACGGCTGCAATCTTCGTCGCTATAAAACTCATGCAACAACATCTTCATTCTCCTTCCAGTGTCCATTCTTTCTAAGTTTATTATCATACTTTCGTATGATACCCAAAAGATTTTCGGCAGAAATATGGCAGTCAATACTCTTGAGGTGGTAGTAACCTTCCCAAAGGTTAATCACCATCTCACTAAGTTCATGTGATGGTACTACAACTCCCTTAGTTTTCATATCTAATCTCCTTTACGCTTTCAATTTCAGATAGTATTGTTTCTGTGTCTACAGGATTTACATCCTGCTCCACTACCATTTCAACGGCCTCATCTACACTTTCCGCTTGGACAATGTATACTTTTTGAACCGCATCTATAGCAAGTACCTCATACTTTTTCATAGGATTTCCATTCAGGTGTTGCATCTATAAGGTCTGCTAACTGTTTGATTTCAGAGACATAAACATCTCCCATCTCCCAGTTATCATGTGTCATTGGTGACTTGACTGCACAGTACCAGCGTGAGTATGGCTTGGTATCTTCTTTGTCACGGCCTTGCCATGCCTTCAATACCTTCCACTCAAAGTACATACCATTGCGTGGGTTGTCCACACGATAGGTTGCATATGCATTGTCTACATCTACAGTCTTTGCAAAAATATTCTTAGCCATTTGTATTCTCCTTTCAATCACAAGATGCTAGTCGTTCAAAGGTAATGTCTACCTTGCCATCACCAGCATCTTTAATACTGGCAACCCTAGTATCATAGCCAAGACGTGGGTACTGTCCAAAGTACCAGTCCTTTACTGCCTCTACGTTTTCTTTTTCAGTGGTGTAAACTACAATGCTTTGCATATCTCGTTTCCTTTTCAGTGGATTATATACTACCTACTACATTTCTATAGTAGGTAGTATTATAAAAGCGGTTAGATGTCAAGTTCAAATGTGTTTCTTTCAGTAAACTGACCTGTCCTTAGACAGCGAGAGACACAAAGGTAACCCTGATTGTTTGAAATGCGACCATCTTTGGTCACAAATCGTAGGTTCTTATTACCGATTGGGTTACGCACTACGTTCTTTTTCTTTACAACAATCTTGACTTTCATGTCTATGCTCCTTTCTGTTCTGGGGTAAATAAGTTTTTCCACACCAAGTCATACTTGACTTTGCGATTAACTTTGCGCTCGATTTTCCAACTCTTATCTTTCCAAATCAGTTTCTTTTTAGCCACAGTTTTTCTCCATTTCAGTTAGCCATGTGTCAAAGATACCTCTATGTGCATCTGAAAGCAATGCTTCCAGTTCACCAGAGTTACTAAACCTGATTGGTTCCCCAATCAAGATTGTCTCCCCATCTTTATATCTTCTGACTGGGACACATTCAAGTGTGTTCATATCAGTCTGAAAGATAGATAGGTAGAATTGTTTTTGTGAATCCCATGACAATGGGATTTTTATATTGCGCCATTCAGACATTAGCAAGTCTCCAACTGTTCAATCTTAGCATCATAATATTTCTCCAAGTATTCACATACTTGAGGCCAAGTCTTAGGCTCAAAGCCTACCTCACCTGCCCAGATGCCATCGTTATATTCATCCTCACAGACAACCTCAAAGTTGCTGTCATCTTCAATACTGCCATAGCAGTATGTTTGTCCACCATCTTTTCTATTGTATACATAATCTGCACCAGACATTTTCATTCTCCAATTTGGTTGTGTTAAAATATATAACCCTCATAAGAGAGGGTTATATATATTTAAAGTTTACTTTTCAAAGTGAGCAACAAGTTTATCACAATGAACTATATTGTTCATTGCAATTTCACTCAACCTATCAAGACATTTTCTAATGTCTTTGGGGCTATCGTTTTCCAAGTCTATAAGTTCCACTGTCTCAAACACATCAAGCCAGTGAGAAGACTGTCTTTGAAATGTGTCAGCAAGAGGTTGCCAATTCATATCTATTCCCCTTCTACCATTCCGGTTCGCTGCCAGTTATCTATTAACTGGTCAATCAAACTGTCAGTTTCTTTTCTATTGCCACCACAATGCCCTTCTATCAGGGCATAACAAGCGTCCAGCATCTCTTGAACTTTACCTTTAGTAAAGTCCAAGTCTGATTCGTCCATATCTCTCCAGACTACACCATGAAAGATATCATTACTGCCAAGTAATGTAATACAATTTTTATGCATCTTCATTCTCCACTTTGTTATCTTCAAACCATAGGTACGCAATATCACTTAGCCTTTCATATATTGAAATGCTAATGATTTGATATACATCTGGATGCTGTGGAATCAAACCAGCATCATCTACAAATGCAAAGCTGTTATCACCAGACAGAATGTCTGCCAAATCACTGTGATAAATTGGGACATTACTGTTCACAATTTCATGCAGAACATCCTCTGGATATTGACTGCCAAAGATTTCATCTTTGCTTTCTTGCAATGCATCCA